CCCCATCTTTTGCGCGTGCGGGTCTGGGGATCCTATCGGCTACCACTGACTTTCACTAGGAGTACCCATGGGCGGTCGTGGTCCTGCGGCTAAGCCAGAGCGTTCTCGTCCTAATGACACTGCGCGTCGTGAGGCTGAGACGACGATCCTGCCGGAATCTTCGGCCGAGATCCATGGTCCCGACTTGCCGCAGTGGTGGATTGAGCGGCCGTTGGAGTCTGATGATCCGTCGCTGCCTTGGCATCCTCGGACGTTGGCGTGGTGGGAGACGTGGCGTGACTCTGGTCAGGCGTCCGTGTTCACGGATACGGACTGGGATTTCCTTTTAGAGACAGCCTCACTGCATACGGCGTTTTGGTATGGCAAGACGGATCTTGCGGCCGAGCTTCGTCTGCGTGTTGCCAAGTTCGGTGCGACTCCGGAGGATCGTCAACGGTTGAAGATCAAGTTCGCTCCGGTTGAGTCAACTAAGCCGTCGACTGAACCCAAGAAACGCCAACGCCGCGAGCACCGTTTGTCGCTCGTTCAGGAGTAGTCGTGGTGCTGTCGCTTGGTCCTCAGATCATCGACTGGATTGAGACGTTTCTGGTTCATGGCCCTGGCGATGTTGAGGGTGAGCCGATTGATCTGGATGACGAGTTCGCGGCGTTTGTGATTCGGTGCTACCTGTTGTTGAAGCTCGGTAATCGCAAGATTCGGCGCGCTGTCATTTCGCGCATGAAGGGCCGCGCGAAGTCTGAACTTGCCGCGTTCTTGGCTTGTGTTGAGGCGCTTGGTCCTTGTCGGTTCTCCCATTTCGCTGAGGCTGGCGAGGTGTCGTATTGGGGTTACGAGTACGCCGAGGGTGAGCCTGTCGGCAAGCCCGTGAAGCGTCCTGAGGTGTTGTGTTTCGCCACTGAACTTGGCCAAGCCGGTAACACGTATGACGCGATTCTGTACATGCTGGATCCTGAGACGTGTTCGCCTGAGTTACTTGCCGAGTTTGGCCGGATCGATGTTGGTCTGACGCGCATCAATTTGCCGGGTGGCGGCTCGATCAAGCCTGAGGCTGCGGCTGATTCGTCGGCTGATGGCGGCAAGTCCACATTCTGCATCTTCGATGAGTCACACCTTTGGGTACTGCCTCGACTCAAGCGACTGCATCAGGTCGTCCTTCGTAACCTCTTGAAGCGCAAGATTGCTTCAGGTTGGGCACTGGAAACGACCACGATGTATGCCCCTGGTGAGAACTCGGTCGCTGAGGGCACGCACGAGTACGCGAAGGCTGTCGCTGAGGGCCGGTTGAAAGATGCTGGTCTGCTGTTCGACCATCGGGAAGCCGCTGCGAAGTGGGATCCCGAGAAGCGACGTGATCGTCTGGCGGGGTTGAAAGAGGTTTACGGTCCTGCCGCTGCGTGGATGGATCTTGAGGCGATCTGCGATTCGTGGGATGACCCGCAAACGTCGCACGCTGAGTGGATCAGGTATTGGTTCAATCGCCCTGTCTCGTTGCAGGGTCAGTGGCTTTCGCAGGTCGCGTGGGATGAGTGCGGAGTCGCTCGCGCTATCCCTGATGGCGCTCACGTGGTGCTGGCCTTGGATGGTTCTTTCTCGGGTGACTCCACTGCGCTGATCGCGGTTGAGATTGGCGAGTTCCCGCACATCACCGTTGCGGGATTGTGGGAGAAAGTCCCTGGCGACACTGAGTGGCGCGTGGATTACCTTGAGGTTGAGGACGCGATCCGCACTGCCGCGTTGAAGTGGCACGTCGCTGAGGTCACAGCTGACCCGCACTTGTGGGCGCGGTCGCTCCAGGTGTTGGCCGAGGAAGGCTTCAATGTTGTGGAGTTTCCGCAGTCGCCGTCTCGCATGACCCCGGCGACTAAGCGGTTCATGGACATGGTGAATACGCGGGCGTTGACGCACGACAAGGACGTTGCCCTGTCGCGTCACATGAGTAATGCCGTGTTGAAGGTGTCCAGTCGTGGGACGCATCTGTACAAGGAGCACAAGAACTCCACTCGCCACATTGACCTTGCTATTGCCGCCGTGATGGGTGTTGAGCGGGCCATGAATCAAGAGGCTGAACCCGTCAAGCCTGCCCCGTTCTTTCTCGCTTAGGAGCCTGATGCGCGCAACGTTGATTCAGTTGGTGGGCGCTGGGCTGATTGTTGTGGGCGTTGGTATCGCTGCGGGTTTCTGGTTTGGCGTGTGGGGCGCGGTGTCTGTTGTCGCTGCTCTGTCTGGTGTTGTGGCTTTCGCTTTCGGTTTGTCTGAGGAGGACTAGTGGGCCTCCGTAAATTGTCTCGCGCTGGCGTTGAGCAGCGCGCTATGTCGTTGAATCAGATGTGGCTTGCGGGTAAGTGGCCAACGAATCCGACTCATTCTGGCGTCACTGTGTCGCAGGAGACTGCGATGCGTATCGACGCGGTGTATGCCGCCGCTCGATGGATCGCGGATACGTGCGCGATGCTGCCAGTTGACACGTACTTTCGAGTCAATGGTGAGCGTCGCCCGTTGCGTCCTAAGCCTCTTTGGGTTGAGGACCCTGACCCTGACGGTTTCACGCGGCAGACGTTCATCACTCAATGGCTGGTGTCGAAGTTGCTATCCCATGCGGCATGTGTGCGGATTCTGCGCTCACCGTCTGGTGAGGTGTTGGCGTTGAAGGTGCTTGATCCGCGCACGGGTTGAGCCGTCGCCGCGACCACGAGGGAGCCCTGTATTACTCGATTGACGGCGGCGCTGTTCGCTTGTCGAAGCGGGACATGATCTATGACGCTGAGCTGATCAAGCCTGGGCAGATCAAGGGCACGTCGAAAGTTGATGAACTCGCGGAAACGTGGGGCATTTCGCGCGCGCTGGAGCAGTTCGTGGCGACGTTCTTCGGTAATGGCGCTCACACCACGGGCGTCATCGAGATGCCTAGACGCGACTTTGGAGCAGGCCAAGGGCGTGCAGGATGCGTGGAATGAGGCGCATCAGGGTGTAAGCAAGGCGAACTCCACTGGCGTTCTCGCGGGTGGCACGTGGAAGAAAACCTCCACTGACCCTGACGAGGCGCAGATGTTGGAGTCCCGTGACTTCGCTGTACTTGATGCGTGTCGCGCTTTCCGTATCGCCCCGTCAATGATGGGTGTGCAGCGACCGGGGACGAATGGTTACGCCTCCCGTGAGCAGGACGCTATCCAGTTCACGACCTTCACAATCCAGATGTACCTAGAGGCCGTCGAGACTCATCTCTCGCGCCTGCTGTTCGGTGCTGGTTTCTTGAAGGCCACCACTGGCGCTCTGTTGCGCACGACGCTGACTGAGCGTTACGCGGCGTACAACTCGGGAATGCAGGCCGGTTTCTTGTCTGTCAATGACATTCACCGACTGGAGGACATGCCACCTGTTGAGGGCGGCGACGTGTACCGGGTCGCGTTGGCGAATATCAACCTTGACGCCGCGAACCTCTCCGATCAGCAGATCCGCGTGGAGATGGCCTCAAACCTCGTCAATGCCGGATGGGAACCCACAGCCGCGCTTGCCGCTGTCGGCTTGCCGTCTATGCCTCATACCGGATTGAAGTCCGTTCAACTGCAAGCACCGTCTGACAGTAAGGGGTCGCAATGACCATCGAATACCGGCAACTGGTCGCTGATGACGTGGAGATGCGGTCAGAGGGCGACGGCATGACCTTCACGGGTTACGCGATCCGCTACAACTCGCGCAGCGAGGACATGGGTTTCCGCGAAATCATCCTGCCTGGTGCTGTCTCAAAGTCGTTGAAGTCGCGTAACGAGATCAAGGCGTTCGTCAATCACAACACCGACAACGTGATCGGCTCCACGCGCGCGGGCACATTGCGCCTTGATGACGAGGCGAAGGGTCTGCGCACGGAGATTGACCTTCCCGACACCACGTATGGCCGTGACCTGTCCATCAGCGTGAAGCGCGGCGATGTCTCGGGCATGTCGTTCGGTTTCTCCGTCCCTCAGGGCGGGGATGTCTGGTCGGATGATTTCCGGCTGCGCACGATCAGCGAATTGCGCTTGCATGAAGTCTCACCCGTGACGGGTTTCCCCGCGTACCGCGCAACTTCAGCCGCCGTCCGTTCGCTCGCATTCTTGGCGCACCGCACTCATCAGGACGTGGATGCCCTCGCCGATGCATTCAATGCGCTCACTGGCGAACTGACTGACGATCAGGCGAATCTGCTTGTGGAGATGGTTGACCGCGCTCGCGCGAAGCCAGCCGACGCACCGATCATTGAGGACGCTGCTGGCGTGCCCTTGTCGGTGTTGCAGAAGCAGCTCGAACTTCTCGCCATCAAGTAAGTAACCCCCAAAAGTTTCAACCCCCTGAGGAGCCTCGGGGGTTGTTTGCGTTCTGCGGAGCCGCGACGCGCCTATCCATCCCTGCGCATCCCTCCGTCTTAAGGACAACTCATGGAATATTTGAAGAACCTCATTGACACACGCCAGAAGGCGTGGCATGAGATCAAGGCAACACTGGACGCGGCAGCCGCTGAGAAGCGCGAACTGACCGTTGATGAGCAGGTCAAGGTTGATGCAGCAATGCTCGACATTGACCGTCGCGACGACCAGATCAAGGCAATGGAAAAGTCCCTTGCCGAGAACGCATCCGCCGAGGCTCGCGCCGTGGCTATCGAGGCTGCAATGGCCGCTGCTCCTGAACTGCGCGCTGCGGCTCGCATCACAGAGGCTCGCGTCACTGACTCCGACATTCTCCGCAAACTCGCACTGGGTGAGATCCGTTCGCACTCATTTGAGAAGCGCATCCTGAACACCACTGACGACAACGAGCTCGTGCCTGTTGAGTTCCTCGCCCGCGTGCAGGAACTGATGCTGTACACGGGTCCGATGTTGAACGAGTCGTTCTTCACTCGCATCAACACCAGCAACGGCCGCGACATTCGCATCCCCGTTGAGGCAACTCGTCCCACTGGCACTGCGACGGCAGAATCTGCCACGTTCGCGGAGTCTGAGGGCACCTTCAATGAACTCACGTTGCGTGCATGGAAGTACGGCACCCTGGTTCGCGTTTCGCGTGAACTGATTGACGACTCAGCCATCGACCTCGTTGAGTTCATTGGCCGTCAGGTCGCTACCTCGTCTGGGTACCGCTGTGAACAGCGCCCTGACTTTGGGTACTGGCACCGTTCAGCCGCAGGGTATCGCCGGGGCCGCTGGCTCTGGTGTCACTGGTGGCACGGGTGTATCGGGCGTTCCCACGTTCGACAACCTGATCGACCTTCAGTACTCGGTTGATTCGGCCTACGCGAGCAAGCCTGCTGTCGCATGGCAGATGCGCCGCGCCACTCTCGGCGGCGTTCGCAAGCTTAAGGACACCGCAGGTAACTACCTGTGGTCTCCCGCTGCAACTGTCGGCGCCGTGGACACGATCCTTGGCGATCCTGTCTTGGAGAACCCGTATGTGGCTGCTGCTGCGACCAGCGCGAAGTCAGTGCTGTACGGCGATATGTCGTCCTTCCACGTTCGCGTGCAAGGCGGTATCGAGGTGACCCGTTCTGATGAGGTCTATTTCACCACTGACGAAGTGGGCTTCCGTGCCCGCATCCTCGTTGATGGCGCACTGGGCCAAGCAGAGGCGGTCAAGTACTTCGCTGGCGGGACTGCGTGACATCCCGCTAGCGAACAAGGTGTCCCCCGTCCAGTTGCAGGGCTGGGCGGGGGGCTTCACCCCTGCAAACCCTGCGTCCTGCAAATCCTGCGTACTCCTGTGATTGGAAACCTGCGAATGAATCGTGCTGAGCGCCGCCGTGCCGTGAAGTCAGGCAAGACCCCTGATCCACTTGCTATCACCTGGTACTCGAATGCAATCTGGGCACCTACTGGCTACGGGACTCAAACCCGTCAAGTGGTGGAGCGCCTTGACCGTGAAGGCCATCACGTCGCTATCGCCAATAACTACGGGCTGATGGCAACGCAGATGGTGTACGACGGGATTCCCCATTACCCGATGGGTATTGATGGCTATTCCAATGACGTGATTGGGCCGATCTTTCAGGACTGGTCACGTCAGCATCGTGATAGTAAGCCGTTGACGATTGCGCTGTATGACGCTTGGCCGTTGAAGGGTCCGGCGTGGGACATGATGCCGACCGCGATTTGGACGATGGTTGATCACGACCGCGTGCCACCTGCGGTGTTGGAGTTTCTACAGAAGTCCAACGTGATGCCACTTGCGGCTTCGATGCACGCGCATGAGCAGATCCAGAACGCAGGCGCGCAGTCGCTGTACGTGCCTATGGCCGTGGACACGAACCTGTATCGCCCTACTGCTACTTGGTCGAACGGCGACAAGCGGATGACCGGCCGTCAGCTGATGGGTTTCGACGAGGACGTGTTCGTTGTGTCGCTGATCAACGCGAACAAGTCCGCCAATGGCGTGCACCGCAAGGCGTGGGGCGAGAACCTGGACGCCTTCGCAATCTTCGCCGCGCGTCACGATGATGTGCGGCTCTACATTCACACTGAGCGCCACGGCAAGTATGGCGGCGTTCACCTGAACATGCTTATTGCTGACCTTGGCATCCCTGACCACAAGGTCAAGTTCGTGAATCAGTGGGCGCAGCACAACGGCATCCCCAATGAGGCGATGGCTGCTCTCTACACGGCGACCGATGTCCTGCTGGCTTCGACATATGGCGAGGGTTTCGGCCTGACCGTGCTTGAGGCTGGCGCGTGCGAGACGCCCGCGATTGTCTCGGATTTCACTTGCCAGCCTGAGTTGATCAGTGAGGACTCGTTCCTCGTCGGCGGCCAGTCGTGGTGGGATGACATGCAGGGCGCTCGCTGGCAGATACCGGACGTGATGCAGATCGTGGACGCGCTTGAGGCCTCATATCAGCGTGGCCGTTTCCGTTCGCCGAAGCAGCGCGAGCACGCATTGAACTATGACGCTGACCTCATATTTGAGCAGCGGTGGAAGCCCGCGCTGGCCGCGTTGACCGCTGACCCGTCAGGCGCTATCGAGCCTGTCGTGCGACCCGCAACATGGACCCGTAACGACGACATCGAGCCTCTCCTTTCGATCTACATTCCCACGTACAAGCGAACCGAGCTTGGTCGGCTCTTGTCATCGCTGGCCCCGCAGCTCGATGAGCGAGTGGAGGTGATCATCTCCGATAACGATCCTGACGGGCTTGGTTATGGCTACGTCGTGGAGTATCTCAGCGGCACGGGTGCGCGAGTTGATTACTCGCGACGGAAGTTCAACATTGGCGGGGATGCGAACATTCTTCGCGGCTTCCATGTCGGCACTGCCCCGTGGATTTGGATCATGGGTGATGACGACTGGGCCTTGCCCGGTGCCGTGAGTCGCATCATTGAAGAGTTGTGCGACACGGTCTCCACGGATCGCCTCATCCTTCTTTCCGATGATGCCCCGAGGGGCGCAGCGGGGTATTGCTTCCCGTTGCCCGAACTTGCCACGTATGATCCCGCGCTTCCTATCGCGGCGACGTTGATCACCGCGAATGTGGTGCGCCGGTCAGCGTTGAACTTGACTTTGGCGACTGAGAAGTTGGACACCATGTACGCCCATTCGTGGGCGAATACGTCCTGCAATGGCGTCTACGTGATACCTGAGCCGTGTATCGGCGTCGGCACTGACTACGCGAACTCAACCCCCATTGGTCTGGATGGGGTGCTGGCGATCTGGGCGGATCTGTTGCGCGCCTACGGCATTGAACCGTCGAGCGATTCATTCGCATGGAACTTCGCGAGCCCATCGGGGGCCGGAGTGAATCTTGGTCGCACCTTCCCTGCGCCGACTGTGCCAATCAACTAGGAGGACTCGTGGCACTCACGAATGCTTACGCGACGGTCCCTCAGGTGAAGGCCACGTCCTCATCCATTAACGCCGCTGACTCAATCGATTCGGTGTTGGAGATGTGTATCGAGTCAGCTTCGCGGATGGTGGACACGTACTGTGATCGGCGCTTCTTCACTAACGGAACGGCTGAGGTTCGCACCTATGTCGCCACTGATTCGTCCTACCTGTACGTGGATGACGTTGCCACGCTGACCACGGTCAAGACTTCATCTGCGCTCAACGGCACGTTCGATACCACGTGGGCGACGACTGACTATCAGGCTGAGCCGCTGAATCGGTTCACGGCTGGTGTTGCGTCACCGATCACGCGGCTTCGTGCGGTCGGTAACTATGCGTTCCCCACTGGCTCACCGGCTGGCGTGCAAGTCACCGGCACATTCGGTTTCGGCACTGCTGTTCCTACTCAGGTGACGCACGCGACGATCATTCTCGCGCTACGGCAACTGAAGCGATATGAGTCACCTACGGGCGTGCAGGGCGGCGGCGATTACGGCCCCGTCTACATCTCTCGCAAGACTGACCCTGACGTTGCGGCGATCCTTGACCCGTTGCGTCGTACCGTGGTGGCTGTCGCGTGACCACTCCCGCGCAGATCCGTACCGCGCTCGCATCTGCGATCAATGCGATCACGGGCTTGTCGTGCACCGCAAAGGTCCCCGCGAACCCTCGCCCGCCGTGCGCGATCATCCTGCCGGCGTCACCGTTCATCGAGTATGAGCAGAACTTCACCGACTCCGATTCGTGGAACAACTTCACGATCCGCATCCTCACTGGCACGGAAAGTCAAGAGGGCGCACAAGTGCTGCTCGATTCGTTCTTGGCACCCTCTGGAGCGTCATCGGTTCGTGCGGCACTCGCCGCTGACCTGACTCTCGGCGGTGTCGTTTTAGGCCTGCGTGTCCCACAAGTAAGCAACTACGGCGCTTTCGTCTACGGCGATGCGACGTATCTGGGCGCTGAACTTTCCGTTCGCGTGTACGCCACCCAATAGAAGGAGCCTTCAATGGCGAAGCAAATAATCAACAACCCCGTCATTGTGTTGGCGGGCGGCACTGTCTCATCTTCGGCCGCGCAGTGCACCATCGGCGTGTCATTCGATGACGTTGACACCACGAGCTTCGGCTCGAATGGTTGGCATGAGGGGATCAATGGGCTCGGCGGCGGCACGTTCGATGTCGAGTGGCATCAGGACTTCGCATCCGGTGGGATTGATGGTGTCGTGTGGGCGCTGGCAACCGCGTCCCCTGGTACTGCCGCTGTGATCGTTCGTCCCGCTGGAACGGCTGCGATTGGCACCTCGAATCCTCAGTATTCGTTCTCTGTTGTGGTGTCGGAGTGGAAGCCAATGGACTCAGCCGTTGGCGATCTGGCGACTGTCGCAACGTCTTGGAAGATCACGGGCGCCGTGGCCCGGGCAACCGCATAACACCTTTCACCTACCTGCGTTTAGGAGCCTGCAATGTTGAAGCCAATCAAGTTCGAGATCACGTTCGAGGAGAACGGGGAGTCGGTGTCACTGAAGGTTGTCTCCAGTGGCACTGACTACTCGGCATATGAGGAGAAGTTTGAACGGTCCTCGTATGTTGATGTGGTCGGTATGTCGTATCGGGCGTGGACGTTCATTCCGTGGCACGCCGCGCACCGTCAGGGTTTGACGAAGCTGACGTTTGAAGAGTTTGAGGCGTTGACCCCTGAGGTTGATACGGAAGCGAAGGTCCAAGAGCCAGCCCCTTTGGAACCGACTCCGCCGCCTGGCACATAACAGGTTTGGCGTGGCTTTGGCAGTGCACACCTAACGAGGTTCTTGCTCATTCTCCGATCTATCAGGACTACATGGAGCGCTACCCGCGTCATGTTGCGGCTGAACGGCGGCGCAACAGTCAGGAGTGACCCATGGCGTTCAAGGTTGAGGTCACTGGGCTACGGCAAATCGTTGACGCTTTGAACGAGGTTGACAAGAAGGCAGTCAAGGTCATCAAGAAAGAGATCGCCACTGTCGCGGAACAGGTTGTCACGAACGCGCAGGGCCGCGTCAGTGGGTTACCTATCTCGGGTTGGGGCAACTGGAGTAATAACGGGCGCGACCTTGGTTTTGACATCCAGTCAGTCGTGACGGGCATCAAGGTCAAGGCGAACAGGTTTCGCTCCAAAGGTGTCAATCGTGGCTTTGGGTATGACGTAGTTAATAGCAACGCGGGCGGTTCGATTTTCGAGGTTGTTGGTGACAAGTCGCGAGTCGTTGATGCGCGAGGTGGCAATTTCGTTGATGCGATCAATGCCCGCTTTGGCGCGAAACGACCTCGGCTATTGATGCCCGCGTACTACTCCGCCGTCACACCCGAAGTAAAAGAACGTATCGCTGAGCAGATCACTAATGAGGCGCGAAAGGCGGGGCTTGTCTAATGGCAGGTAAAGGCGCTCGCGTCCACATTTACGGTGACTGGGACGGCACTGGCGTCAAGAAGGCACAGCAGGACGTTTCCACCTTTGGCAAGACCACTAGCGGATTCTCCAAGGGTATTACTGGTGACTTCGCGAAGATCGGTCTGGCTGCCGGTGCTGCGTTCGGTGGGTTCGCCCTCGTGGGCAAGGCGACTGATTTTCTTCGTGATGCCGCCGCCGCCGCGCTTGAGGATCAGAAGTCAATGGTCGGGCTGGCGAAGGCGATGGACAACGTTGGCGCGTCCCATCAGGTCGCTCAGGTCGAGGCTTACGTCAGCGGCCTGATGACGGCTAACGGTGTCGCTGATGACGTGTTGCGCCCATCGTTGCAGAGGCTGATCACGGCAACTGGCGATGTTGCGAAGTCGCAAGAGTTGATGTCACTGGCGATGGATATCAGCGCAGGCACTGGCAAATCGCTGGAGCAAGTCACTACGGCATTGAGTCGTGCAGCCTCAGGCAATACAGCCGCACTTGGCCGTCTTGGTGCGGGTATTGACAAGACCACGCTGGCATCTGGTCGATCTGGACAAGNTCACTGGCGAACTGTACGGACAAGTTCAAGGGCCAGGCCGCGACTGCCGCGAACACGTACCAGGGCAAACTGAATCGTCTCTCCGTTGCCGCTGGTGAGGCGCAGGAGGCTATTGGTTACGCGCTGCTCGGTGCGATAGATGAATTGTCCCAGTCTTTCGGCGGCACAGACGGCGCAACTCAAGCGGTGACTGATTTCGGTGAGGGTATCGCGAACACGATCACTGGCGCGTCGATGCTGATTAAGCCGATCACGGATGTCATTGGAAAGGTAACGACTCTCAACGGTTTGCTCGGTGAGGGTGGGAACCTGTTCAACTCTTGGCTCGTAACTCTCGGGCCTATCGGCATGGGTATTGATGCTCTTTCCAAGATCGGCCAGTCCCAGGGTGACGGTAGTTCGCGGGGTCAGGACGCCGAGACATCTCGCCTACAGGCACAGGCCAATGCTTACAACAAACTGAATGGCAAGGTTGCTGACCAGCAAGCCAAGGCCGAAGCCGCTACCGCGAAGGCCCGAACTGATGCGCTAAAGAATCGTTTGGGTGGTGGCGCATCAGCTGCGAAGGCTCAGATCGAAACTATGCGCCTCATGTGGTCCACGCTGTCCACTGACGCGAATACTGGCCTTGACGCCCTGGACCTGATCATTCAGGGTAAGTCGCAAACGATCAGCGGCAAAATGGTTGACACGTTCAAGACTCGTTTCGATGGTTTCAAGGAGATCGTTTCCGCGCAGTCGCAGGTCATCACTGATGCGCGCAAGTCGCTGGACGACTACGCGAGCTCGGTCACTGACACGATCATGGGCAAGATCGACTTTGGTCAGACCGACGCTGAGGGCAAGCCGCTCACCCCTGAGCAGATCGTGAAGTTGCTACTCGGCGATATCGCGAATCAAGCGGCGACAGTGACGGCCCTGGCGAACTCCGGCGTGATGACGAACCTACCTGCCGGGCTGTCTCAGAAGATCCTCGCGATGGACCCCGCTGGTGCTGTGGCCCTGGCGAACTACCTCGCTGCGAATCCGGCGCTGATTACTCAACTGACGACGAACTATGACGCTCTCGCGTTGACCACGGAAACACTACTCGGCGTCCCGATGGCTACTGCTTACGCGAAGGTAGGCGACCAGTCAGCGGTTGCAATGATCGCTGCGGCGAAACTGGCGATTAAGCAGAACGCCGCGAACTTCACCAAATGGGTTAGCAACCAACTTGATTCCAAGGTCTAGTATCGACGTCGGTGTACCGCGCCGTCGAACTCACCATCACGGCGCACAGATGTCGGTGCCGGCGATGGCAAACGGTGNNATCGTGAACGGTCCGACGCTGGCCCTGATTGGTGAGGCTGGCCCTGAGGCTGTCGTGCCGTTGGATCGCATGAACCGGATGGGTGGTGGAGGTTCGAGTTTTTAACATCACGGTGAACGCTGGTGTTGGTGACAAGTCCGAGATTGGTCGCACAGTCGTCGGGGCCATCTCAGCTTATGAGAAGCGGTCCGGCAAGGTGTATGCGCGACCATGACACTCACGGTCCCCACGGTCAAGATCGCGTTCGACCTCAGCCTGGCTGGTGCTGGTGATTTCTTCACCATCGGCGCTACCCCGCTCGGTGGGACGGCGGTTGGCGGTGCGTTGCCGCTCGCTGGCGACGTGCTGACATCTGTCAGCACCTACGTCCGTTCGATCACGACTCGTCGTGGCCGGTCACGTTTCGCCGACAATTTCGATTCCGGTTCAGCAACCATCGTGCTCGATAACCGGGGCCGCACGTTCGACCCTTCCGCTACTGGCTATCTAGTGGATTCCACGCTCGTCACCGTTGACGACCCTAGTATCAAAGTTGACGGGCTGATCACCCCATATGCCGCGTCAATCAAACCACGCAAAGCGATCACTGTGGACATTGGCGGGCAGTACGTGTTCACAGGTCAAGTTGAGGACTGGGACCTACAGTACGACCTCGGCGGCGATTCTGTTGCGATCTGCAAGGTCGCTGACGGTTTGGCGCTGCTCACTGAGCGCACGCTCACGGGCGGCACGGCAGTGGCGGGGACATCTGGCGCGCGGGTCACGACGACCCTTGACGACGCCGACTGGCCCACAGCGCGGCGCAGTATCGACACCGGCTCGGCCTCTCTCGGCGCTGACGTGATCGCCGAGAACCAGAACGCGCTGGACTACTTGAACAAGATCGCGGTCACTGAAGCTGGCTCGCTGTTCATTTCCCGCGAAGGCCTCCTGGAGTTTCGCGCCCGAACTGACTTGCAGACCCCGACTGGTACGACATTTGCTGATGACGGCTCGGGTATTCCATTCTCCGCGATTGATTTCGAGTACGGCACTGAACGGCTCTACACGTCAGTCGCGATTACCTACCCCAATGGCACGGCAACGGCTACCGCTGACGCTGCCGCTTTGGACGACTACGGCACATCGGTCCTGACGGTGACGACGCTGCTTGACGATGCGACGGCGGCTCAGGAAATGGCCGACTACTACGCGGCCCGCTACTGCGTGCCACTGGTCCGTATCACGGGCCTTGAGGTCAAGATGCACGGCATCAGCGCTGACTACTACGACGCAGTACTCGCGCGTGAGCTCGGAGATCTTGTGACGGTGAAGTTCACGCCGAATGGTATTGGCGAGCCGGTCACGCAGGATCTTTCCATCGAGTCCATTGAGCATTCGATCACTGACGGAGGCGACTGTGCATTTCGTGAATATGTCGCTGTCGGATTCGCTGTCCGGCTTCATCATCGGGCAGTCACTCCTTGGTGTCGGATTGATTGGTTTCTGATGGCTGGCGGCGGTTGGAAACAGTTCGCGGCTGGCGAGTACTTGGACGCTGCCGATATTCAGTCGTATCTCATGGATCAGCAAATCATGGTGTTCACGGCAGGAACTGCGGCACGCGGCTCGGCGATTGGTACTGCGGTGGCCGAGGGCATGGTCACGTACTGCGGGACAGCGGTCGGCTATCAGGTCTATACGGGATCTACATGGAAGGCGTGGCCCTAAATGGCTGACCCATCGGGATATAAGGCTTTCGTTGATGGCGTGGTGCTACCGGCGTCTGAGATTCGTGGCTACCTACAGCAAGGCGTGCTCGTGTTCGCGACAACTACGGCACGCGACACTGCACTCTCGGGCTATCTGCGTGAGGGCATGGTCGCCTACGCGCAAGACACGGATACGACCTCGTACTACAACGGCACCATCTGGTCATCACTGGCCGTCACTTCACCGACCGTCACGGAAGGTTCCAGCACTAACGCAACGTTCTCCACGCTCACCAATCCTGACAGCGATGGGAAGAACTATCGCCTCGCCCGTTGGCAGGTCACGGGAACGCTGGTGGTAACGGTTGCCGGGTATGTGCAGGCTCTCCTCGTCGGCGGCGGCGCGGCTGGTGGTGGGGTGAATGACGGCTCAGGCGGTGGTGGTGGTGGTGGTGGGCTCGTTGAGTCCACGATCTATCTGCCTATCGGTACGGCCACGATCACTGTCGGCACGGGCGGCGCGGGCGTTTCAGCGGCGGCGGGCGATAATGGCGCAGCCACCTATATTGGGCGTTTCGCTGCCCTCGGTGGTGTCGGTGGGGCCGTGGCCACTTCTGGCGCGTACTCCGCTGGAGGTAATGCGGGCGGCTATCCGGCACAGGGCTATGCGGGTGCTGCGGCGAACCCCGGCGTCACGCCGGGCGGCGGTGGTGGTGCTGGTGGCGCGGGTGCGAGTAACGCGACCGCTGGTGTTGGTTTCGCATCAAGTATCACGGGCGCATCGGTGACATATGGCGCAGGCGGAACAGGCGGCGGCGGCGCGGGCTGGTGGTGCGAACACCGGTGACGGCGGTGGCGGCGCTGCGGGTGCCGGGTGCTGTAGCTGGCGCGAATGGCGGCTCAGGAATCATCTACTTGAGGTGGCAGAACTGACATGACTTTCCCTACTGATCTCCCCACGTTTGGTACGGCGGGCTGGTACTGCGACTCTCGCTGCGATGGCGGGTGTTGGGTCACGCGGCACTTGAGAACCAGCAGTCCCGCGAGATTGAGGGCATCGGCGCGACACTTGGCACTGCTGCTGCGGGCACAGCCGTAAACGTTGCCGAGCGCTTTACGACCATTGAATTAACGAAAGCACCCTTAGCCTCACCCACGTTCACAGGGACAGTGGTCCTTCCTTCCACCACTTCAATTGGAACCATCTCATCAACTGAACTTGGCTACGTTGATGGTGTCACTTCAGCGATCCAAACCCAGTTAGACGCGAAGGTCACCAACTCTCTCGTTGATGCCAAGGGTGACATTCTCACCGCTACCGCTGATAACACTCCCGCGAGGTTGGCTGTTGGTACGAATAACTACGTCCTGACTGCTGACTCGGCACAGGCGACAGGACTGAAATGGGCTGCTGCGGCCTCCGGTGGCGGTGGGTTGGTGTTCATCGCTTCGGCTTCACCCTCTGCTGCCTCCTCTGTATCTATTGATGGCTGTTTTTCTTCGACGTATCAGAATTACTTGATCGTCTATAACCTCGTGATAGGTGCTCTCGCCTCCCTCCAGGGCCGGATGCGTGTTGCCAGTGTCGACGCCAGTGGTACGGACTACTCATATCAACAGTTGATAGCCGACTCCACCACCGTTTCTGCGTCCCGCTTAGTCGCCGCGACATCAGCGTTCCTTGGCACCGGCGACACCGCTGGAGGCTACGGCACGATCAACGTATTCCGTCCAGCCGAGGCGGTCGCTACCCGCATGAAAGCGGCCTTCGATGACGGTGGCGCGACCGTGCGAATGCTCGCGTTCGACTCATTCCACAACGTCGCTACCGCCTATGACGGGCTCACGATCTATCCGTCAACATCAACAATGACCGGCCTGATCCGCATCTACGGCTACGCCAACTCATAAGGAGAAAATTATGGCTGACGCACTCATAGTTACGGTCAACTCAGATGGAACTTTCACAGAGAATGAGCGGTCCTTCACCACGAAAGAACAAGCACAGCGGGCCGCTGACACGAAGGCCGCAGAGCAGGCACTAGCAGAGCAGGCACTAGCAGAGCAGGCACTAGCAGACGCGAAGGCTGGCGCGGTAGCAAAACTCACAGCACTTGGCATCAGCCCTGACGAGATCGCAGCCTTGGGCGTTGCGACGTGAACCGGCTGACTCCCGACGACCTCGCCGCCGTTCTGTCCTAACACCGTCCACGCCGAGAGAGGCCGATTCATGACTGAGACAGATGCGCCACGACCAGCAGAAGCCGTACCCGTGCAGTTGACGCGCATGGAAGGCATTCTCAACCTGCTTAGTTACAAAGTCGACGACTTGCACGGCACAGTGCTGCGCCACTCCATTGACATCGCAGACCTGAA